CGCATTTGAATCTTCAGATGCTTCTTCTTCTGCAACTTCCTTTGTTTCCTCTGGTTGAGTTTCAGTTGGTTGTTCAACCTCAGTTTCTGTTTCAGCTTTCGCTTCTACTTCTTCTTTTGGTTCAACTGGTGCAGCTTCTTTTGTAGTTTTATTGATAACACCTTTTGTGTCCATTAAACCTTCAATAGATTTTGCAGCACCTTGTACTGATTGGTTATTCAGTAATGGGTTTGTATCAGACATTAAAGTCCTCCTATTGTTAAGCTGTCTTTATGACTTGGCTTATTTTAACTATATAGTTAAAATTTTGTATTTTGTTGTTGTTTCCTAAAATCTTCTAACTGTTTGGTAGCAAGTTTCCCTGTTTCAATTACAGTTTGAAGATGTTGTTCTACTTTACCAACAACATTATAAGCAATCCAAAGTTTTTCTCTGGTATCACTTTCTTTAGCACCTGTTTTTTCTAACAGTGCTTCAGAATAAAGTTTTTTTAGAGATTCTATTGCCTCTATAAAAATTTTATTCTCTAGTATCTGTTTGGCTTGGTTGGATCGGCTGATCTCCACCGACCTGTTCGCCTGGTCTTTGATTTTCATCTAGTCCTTGTACTTGTTTGCTGAACATATTAGCAGATTTTTGTGCTTGTTCAAGAATCTTGGTATCAGTTGCCATCATCATCTTATCTAAATCTGCATCAGCTTTAATTTTTGCAGTATCTAACTGAGTATTATATTTTAATGCCATCTCTTTGATCTTCGCTTCAAAGTCTAAAGCCATTTGTTGAGTTTTTTGTTGTAACTCTTGAGCTTGTAACTCCAGATCAGCAATTTTTCTTTTGTTCTCTGCATCAATTCTTGTAAATTCTATTTTTTCAATTGGTGTTAATGGTGGTGGTTGAGGTGGAGGCATCATTGTTTTTCCAATATCAGGATCAACAAAGTAGCTTTCTACATTTTTTAGACCTGCGTTTTCAATAACTTTAGATAAAGTATTGTAAATATTTTTTAAAGTTACCATTGGCATTTCTTTTCCACCTTGTAATTGAAATGCTTGTATCTGTCTTTCTAAAATACTGTTTAACATAACAGTTTGTTGTTCTTTAGAACCAGTTCCAAGACCAACAACAATTGAAATATTAAATTTATCTTTCCATTCTGTAGGTTTTACAGGAACATATTGATTGTTCATCATTACAATTCTTTCTCTGTCTTGATATTTAACCATCAATTCAAATATTTTTCTAAATAAATCTTTTACTCCTGTTTCAGCAAAGATTCTTGCAATCAATTCTGAACGCATTTGTGTTTGCGTCATCAAAGTATTTACACCAGTTGCAGTTTTAGAGTTTAAAGTATCAGCATCTAATCCTTGTGCAGACTTTGTAATACCAGTTCTAGCTTCTCTAACTGTATCTAAGTAAGATAATAATGGAAATGCTTGTTGTGAAATTGGTTGTGCAGTCAAAGGTTGCATCACTTGATTAGGTGGTTGTTTAGTTCTAACCACACCACCAGGTCTAGTTGTTAGTAGGTCATCCATGTTCACCATACCATCCATTACTGCAACTCTATTGTTGTTAGTTAAATACATATTGTCTAACAACTGACGCATTACAGTTGACTTCATCAATTGAATATCTTCAACTAACTCAGAAACTGATCTACCATAAAATCTGTGTGGCATTGGAATTGGTGTTACAGTTACAAAAGGAATATTATCACATGGCATATTTTCTAAAACCATAGAACCATCATCTCCTGCTGAAACTATTTTACGAAGTTCTGCAATACCATCTTCATCATAATCATATTTAACATACGATTCATAAATTAAAACTTTTGTGTTTTGTCCTTGTGTATAATTATCTACAGGATATTCATCTACATTTCTTTGCCTAACCATATCTTCAGTATTATAAATATCATCACTTGATGCTGGAAGATTTTTTACTTCATCTTCTGGATAACCCATAGCAACTAAGTCTGATCTTGACATTAAAACTTTATGCGAAACAAAATCTGCATCATCAATTGTTTTAGCATTACGATCAATTAAAAATTCTTCAGGGGGTACAGATTCAATTTTTATTTTACCATGTTTTTTAGTTCTTTTAATTTTACAATTATACAAAGTAAAATCTGGTTCTTTGGCATCAGGTATTTCTATACCCTGTTCTCTGTATTGTTTTAATAAATTATTAAATTCTTCCTTTGCTTTTTCATCTATAAATTCTTCTTCTTCAATTATTTCTATTTCATCTTTAGTGTCATTGAGTGCATCTTTATCTGCTTTAGATAAATTTTCATAAGTTTCAAACTCTACACTTTCAGACTCATCCCAATAAATTTTTAAAAAACCATTTTTCTCAATCAATGCGTCTTTGAAAAAATTATATAA